ACCATGAGCTTTAAATAAAGGATTATCTTTTTTACGTAAATTTGCCAATATTAAAACAGATTGCCTTAATGTATCTTGAGCAGATAATCCAGTTAAATCATCATTTGATTAGAAAAACTGTTGATCTATATCTTTACCATAGATAGTATCTAAAGTCATATTATCTACTACAGAAGTTATGAAAAATGATCTATTGTTTCTTAGAAATATTTTTATAGTATCTCCTCCTTTAGTATCATAGTCTTCTTCTCTCAAAGCATTTTCAATGGCTGTATCTACCCAATCATTTTGTTCATCAGCTGAACCTGCTTCTTCTAATAGTCCTTCTAAAACTTGATTTTGTCTAGTAGTTTGAGTTATTTGAGGTTTTACATTATAAGAACTAGTTACTATTGCGCTTCTAGTCCATCTTGATGCATTATTGAAATGTAGTAGATTGTTTTTTACATCTTCAACATTATCTAATAATACCCAATATCTGTAATTTGATAGTAATGAACTGTTATTTTGAAATATATTTACTACTCGATTAACTTCTATGATTAGATTATCTAAAATTTTAAATGAAGGAGCATCTAATTCTTCTGTTTCTCCTTCATAAAAATCAAGGATATTCTGAGAATTATTATTATAGAAGTTAACATATGATTCAAAAAATGCTTTTAAATCATATTTAGTTTTCTCCTGGAAATCCTCCAACATATCAAGATCAATATTTTCTACAAATGGAGCTGCCATGATTAAAATCCTAAATTGTTAGTTATCTTATTTACTAAGTTTGATGCTTGTTTATTTATAAAATCAGAAACAAAAGCATTAATTAATGAATTTGCATTTGAAAATTCTAGTTGTTCTAAATTAGCTACTGCTGTCATAGATAAACTATATTTCCAAATCATATTTGATGATTCTTTATCTTGATTAAATCTTAATGTTTTAGTATTTACTAAATAATTATTTCCTAAAGTTGGATTGTAGAAAAATAAATTATATGGTTTACCTTTAGAATCAAAACCTAATGATTTATCAACCATAGATTCTAAAACTTTAGTACATCCGAATCCAGTTTTGATTGGACTTGAAAATACTGGTTGTTTAATTTTAGTAAAATTACCAAATAGGTTTTCTTTGTTAAAAGTACCTTCTCTTATTGAATTAAAAAGAAAACCAGCTAATATTGTAACTTCATCTCCGAAAACTACCTTAAATTTTCTACCAAAATCTCCTGATATACTTATTTGTCTTGGTATAAAAGTTGGTGTTTTTATACTAGTAATTCCTTTTGCACTTTTTTTAATTGTTGTTAATTCAGTTCTCTCCTCTGAAATTTCAGAAGGCATAACTGGAAATGTAAATAAATCCACAGTTACTCCATCAGAATCCACTAATTCTAGTGATACTAAATAGAAATCAAAATCTCTAGGAAATAAAGCTGCTGCTGCTTTTCTTCCTATTTCAGCGACTAATTCTCCATATCTAAGTTCAATATTTGCTAATCTTACTGATCTCATTTAACTTATCATTAAAAGTAAATTAGTAGGTAATGGAATTACAGTAGGACTTGCTCCTGTACTCACAGTTCCTGCTAATATAGTTGCATTTGCTGATGAAATAGCATTCACTACAATATCAGTTAATCCTTGATCAAATAGATCTGCAGCTACTTCTGGAGTTGCTCCTGATGAATTTAATCTCCATGCTGTAATTTCAGCTTTTATGACTGCTTGTATAAGTGGCATAACTATTCTGTTTCTTCTTCTGTTGTTACTACTAATTCTTCGTCTTCTATTTCATTCTCGTTATTCTTTAAGAAACCATATTGACTCAATATATTTACAGTTTGTTGTTTTAGAGCAGTTACCTGAGCAGCATTAATAATAGGCTGTGTTCCAATCATTGTAGCTGTCGTAATCGCTGCTACTTCATCAATAAATGTATCTAAAAATGTTTGCAATATGTTCCCCAATACCATAGCTTCATTTTCTAATCCCAATATGAATTTCTCCACTGGTCTTATTTGAGCTATTTGTGATGCAAATATATCGAAAATTTGGGAAGTTCTCAAATTCATATTTCCTCCAGCTAGAATATTTGTATCTGTAAAACTTCTTAAATTTATTGTTGAAGTTGCCATTATATTGCCATCTCCAAATATTTCAATATTTAATTGTCCTGTTTTATCAACATTAGAAATTGTAATATTTAATTTTCCTTGGTCTGAGTTCTCAGCATCAACCAACATATTAATACTTCCACTTTTAGCATCTGCTGAAATGTTTACTATATTTTCACCAAATGTTTTTCTAAAAGAATACTGAAATTCACCTATATCTGATGCTACAGAAGAAAAATCATAAACATCTGTAATTATTGGTTTTTTTTTAGTTGGATGTATTATAAATGATACTGGACTACCTAGTTCTTGAAAGTTATTTGGAAAATCAATGAATTGAATAGCTAATTTCCCAATAGGTGTTTTAGGATAAATTTCTCTATTTTCAGTTATAAGAGTAACTGTATTAGTGCTGAAACAATTTTTAACATAAAGATCTCTATCTACATCTTGAGATAGATATACATATCCAATACCAGTAGAGGTTGAACCTCCTGGTATAGCTTGTATTCCTATGGTTTTTGAGTGTTCCATTATGAAAATTGTCTTCTATTTAAAAAGAAATTAAATATATCTTTATCTACTATAAAATTTTCAGATACAGTAGCTGCTACTTTTGTAATATTTCTTGGTCCTGTTAATTTAATTTGACTAAAAGACTCCTCAACATCTGTATTGATAATATTAAAATAAGATACAGGTTTTCTAATTCCTGGTACTTGTTTACCTCTAATATATTCTTCCTTCATTCCTCTATCTAAAACAAGGGTTGTTGTTCTATCTACAGATTGAGTATCTATACTAGCATTATTTGTTACTTCTCTCACATAATATATTTCATTTGTTCCTTTATGTCTAATACAGAAATTCCGTTTTATTCTTCTATCTCCATTAATAGTTATAGTACCTTTTCTTGTAAATGGTAAATAAGCATGACATTCTATTACATAAGCCAGATCTCTTATTGCTTGTCTTTCTATGTAATTTTGTTTATCATTATCATCTGCATCTTCAAACTTATCTGCAGAAATATAATTCGATTCAATCATTAGAGGTTTACTTCCCCATACATCTACATATTCTGGAAAATAGATAGCTGGAAGAAATGCCCAAGTCATTTGGGTATTTGTTCCCCATAATAATCCTCCAGGTTGAACTCTATACCAAGTATAAACTTCATCTTGATTAAATGATAAATCTTCTTGTAGTATATCTTCCTCTTCAATATCTATTAGTAAATCACTAAAATTATTATCTTTTTGAATAGAAGCTAGATTTGTTATTCCTATATTTGGAATTTTACCTATATTTCCTCCAACTTTTTTAGATAGATCTGTTACACCAGTTGCTCCAGCATCTTTGCTTTCTTCTTGAATATCATCATATAATAAACCTAACCATGACTTTCTATCAAAAGGTGGTTTTCTTATAATAAAATAAAATTGATCTCCATAAGTATCTGTAAAAAATTCAACAAAAGGCCATTGGCACATTTTTCTAATTGAATTAATAATTGATCCCTGCTCTTGAGCTATTGAAGTATCTACTATAATTCTATTTTCTACTGATTGATCTATTAATACTTTTACAATTTGCCAAGCTCCATCTTGAAATTCTCCGAATTTGTTTCCTAAAGTAACTGTTTTTGTTGTATTAGTTTGACCTATTGCAACTTCTGCATCATTTTCTTCTCCTGCCAGTTTATATGTTCTACTTCTAACATCTGTACTATATCCTGAAAATACTACATCTGGAACTAATCCTGTATTAGATAATTGACTTATAATGAATTTCATTATAAAATCTATAGTTTTGTTTTTGTAAGCATTTAAAGTAGTTATTGAACCATTTACTGCACTTCTTTGTAATAGTTTATCTCTTCGTGTATTATTTGGAGAGTTAGCATTGTTATTTGCAGTAGCAGAAGTATTTGCATTGTTATAAAATACTCCATTTGCAAATTCTAATGGAAAAAAGTAAGAACCATCTTCAATTATTAATTTGGTAAAATCTCTACCTGTAAGATTTACAGATATATCATTTGCTTCAAAATTGATGTTTTGATTATTTCCATCAATAAAACCTATCATATCATAAATTTTATTAGGAATATCTGTATTTTGTAATTGAAATTTTCTATTTGTTGCTTCTCTATTGTCTTTTTCTATATCTAAAGTTTCATATGTTATCCAAACGACATCATTTTCTTGAATAACATAATGGAAAAATATTTTTGATCGTTTTAATGTGCTTTTCTTCCCAAATTCTGCATCTCCTTCAAACATAGGTACATCTGAAACAAAATTATTTGCATTTTTAGCAAAGTTTTTGATATTTTCATTTGTTACTGTCCATCCTGTATCTTCTTGATAATGACATATTAATGGAGATAATTTTATAGTAAAATTTGCCCCATTTTCTCCAGAATTAGTATTTAAATTTTCTACAAAAGGAGTAATATTTAAAAATGTACCTTCATTGTCATTTGATGATGGATTGGATAGTGCTCTACACCATATATATACAGAGTAATCTAGAATAATGTCTTTTACTACTCCTTGATTTGTTTTTAGATTATATGATTTAGTATATGATGGAGCTATTAGTAATTTTCTGATGAAACTTGCAACAAATGCTTTAGTATCAGAATTTGAAATTACCTGATTATTTGAAGAATACAGTAATTCCTTTCTAATTTCCGAATTAGGAATATATAAAACAGTTTGTAACTTTAAAAGTAAATCCGCATCAGCTACTCCTTCTTGATCTTCTTTCTCAGTACCAATATATCTTGAAAATACTCTTTCTCTATTAGTTTGACTAGTGCTACCTCTATAATTCAACAAATCCGTAGCTGTCCCTTGTCTTCCAGTTACAGTTGCAACTACATTGTAATTTTCAGTATTTGCAATAAATTCTCCAATTGTAGTAATAGTAGGATCTTCAATTATTATTTTAGAATCTGCCATTATGGGTTTCTTTTTGTATCATTTTGTTTTTTAGGATCAAACATTGGAGTTATTCCCATACTTTCCCTAATAATTTCTCCTATATTTAAATCTTCAAATGATTTCTTAACAGTTTCAAGAGCTCCATTAACACCATTTAATGCTTTATCAAAACTTTCCATGGTGTTATCTGTAACTTCACCTAATTTATTTGCAAATAAAGCTAACATATCTGTTGATAACATTACACCTCCTACCATTACAGAACCACCACCTTCTGATTTTTTAGGATCAATTATTTCTTTAATTGCATCAATTCCTTCCAGAAAAGCTTCTCTTCCTTTATCAAACATCTCTATTGCTCCTTCCCCTAGTGCTGCAGCTATATCTTCTGTTACTGCTGTACTTTTCATAGCTAATCCAGTTCTACTTAATCCTGCTGCTTCTGCTAAAACTTGTTCTTTAGTTTTCCCTGCTCTTATATCTCTAGAAATATTTTCTTCAAATAACTCAGGATTTTTGATAAAAGATGTAAATAATTGTTCTGTTTGAGATGCACTTATATTAAATAATGTTTTGATATCTAATTTTTGTTGCAACTCATTACTAGTAGAAGACATTATTTGTCTAAGTACTTCTCCAATATATGTTTCTCCAGTAACTTGATTATATGAAGTTAATCCTTTTTCTTGTTCTATTAATAAATCAAAATAATCTTTACCTGGAAATATATCTCTTAATGCCTTATATAAAAATGCTTCTTGAAAGTCTCCTTGTGGAGTAGTAATTCCTCTATTTAAAGCACCTATTCTTTGTCCTGCTCTAGAATCTGCAAATGAACCACCTATCTCTTGAAAGGCTGCAATCATTTTGGTATTTATATCCGTATTTACTTGCTCTAGAATTGCACTTTGATTAGAAACCATTTCATTTTGAATCTCCAATAGACTCACTAATCTAGACATATCGTCTCCATTAACACCTAAAGCACCAGTTTCTCTTAATAAACTGATTTGATTCTGAATATCTCCAAATGTATCTCTTCTATTAGTATCAAATTTCTGAGATGCTGCTAACGTTAAAATAGTATTTAAATCTATACCATAATTTCTAGATGTAGCTAATAATGATTCTGATGCATCTTCTACTCTGGCTCCATAAACAGCTTGTTCTCTTGGATCATACGCTGCTGATTGTCTTGCTTGTGCTAAATCCTTAGTAAATTGAAAATATACAGCTTCATCATATCCTATAGCTGAAAGATCTCTAGCTTGTAAATTCTCTCTCCCACCTGCTCCTCCTCCTGTTACTGCATTTGCTAAATTTCTAGCTTCTTGTAATCTAGTTCCAGCATCAAATATTCTTTCAGTTATTGCAGCTAATCCTGCTCCTACAAGAGGTATAGCAGTTAATCCAGCTGCTAACATTGTAAGTTCATTTTTACCAGTACCTATTCCAGCTATCGTATTAAATTGTTTTGCAGCACCAACACCGCTGAATCTTTGTTGTTCTTCTTTTACTGCTTCTCTATCTGCCCCTAAAAGTTCTTTTTGATAGTTAGCAATAAATTGTTCTTCTGCAGTTACATCTTCACCTTTTGCTTTTCTTTTTTCTAATGCTTGAATAGTATCTGAAACACCCTTTTTATCTTCAAGAATTTGATCTCTAGATGTTTCTTTAAGAGTATCAATGATATCTTTTAAAATACTTACTTGTAAAACATCTTCTTTTTCTGCTCTCTCAACAGCAGCTAAACCTCCCGATACCCCACCACCTCCTGACTTTTCAACATCTAATTTTCTAGCAGAAACATCTATTTTGTTTCTTTTTTCAATTAAAGCAATTTCTCTTTCAATAAATTTGATTTGTTCCTGAGAAGATTGAGAAAACTTAACAGCATCAGAAACTAATCCTTTAGCTAATTCTGAGGCACTAGAACTTAATTCCTTATAACTGGAGGTACTTTGCTGCAATCTTTGATTAACAGAAGTAACACTCTGTTCAATTTGCTTGAAGGTACCACTAAAGGCATCTCTGCCTGAAATAACTATTTCCTTATTTATAACATCAGCCATAATTACATATTGTTCATTTCATGAGAATTAAGTTGTGTTTCTCCATAATCAAACTTAACATTATCAAATATATCTAAATCAATATTGTCAAATATCTCTTGATTTTCTTCTGGTGTTAAATAATCTCCTAGATCAGATAACCATTTTCCTTGTTTTAATTCTTCTCTTCGTTTTTCAATAGCCTCGATTTGTTTTTTAGAATCCCTTACCAATTCGTCTTCTAAAAACTCGAGCATTATATCAATTTGACATAATGCTCGATGTTTTGGGGTATTAAACCCTATATTATATTTTTTTCGATACCATCTATCACAAGGAAAAGCATTATTCCATTCTACAAGGAACGTCTGAAAGTTCTCTTTTGATGACATTTTTCATCATTTAGGATTTTTTCTCTTCCTCTTCATCTGCTAGATTTAAAAAATCCAACATATCTTGATACCATTTTTTTACATCTTTTCTGTATGTCTTAACGATTTCTTTAGATCTTACTAAATCTAGGTCAAAAATAGAATCTACATTTAATGTTTTCTTCATATCTGGAACTAGGATACTAAATAATGTAATTGCATCAATTAGATCTTTATTATAAGATGAACCTAAAGAAATACTTCTATACTGACCAGATGTCAATAATTCTCTTCTTGATAGGATATCCATATACTCACCAGTATTAGGAAATTCTATTTTATACGTATTTTGCAATAGTTTAAAGGTTATACCTTTCTCGATATTCATAATTTACAATTTTTAGTTTTACAATTTTTTTTTTATATCCAATTATCTACCCTCTTATTGAGGATAGATGATAGGATTAATAAACATGAATGATTGATCATGTCCACCAACTTGATTTTCTGCTAAATTAAATGCTTCTGAATCTGTGAAACATCCAGTAATTGAAGCAAATGGTTTCAATTTAGGTATTGGAAGACCAGTTACAGGATCAATTACATCCGTAACTTTCTGAAATACATCTACCTGTATTCCATTTTCTTGTAATATTAGATAATCTTCAAATTCCTGTTTAGTCTGAACATCCCTTCTAATGGATGATGCTACCCTTGCTTTTTCCCAATCAATTAAATAGTAAGAAGCAGTAAAACTACCTGACCACTGAGTAACTGGAACCTCAATTGCAAGAATTGTGCCTAGACCTCCTACTCTTGCTCGAGTAAAATTCTCAGTAACTCGAATATTTTGCATTCTTCCAATTACTGTACCTTCTACTTTTATGAGTGCCATGGCCCCCGTGAATGTTTGTGGCTGTGCCATAATTTATATATTTATTATTTTATTCAAAGATTCTATTTTAAAATAAGGTACTCTAATTAAATCAATCTTATTCTTTTTACAATATTGATCTTTTAATTGATCATGAATTTTAGTTTTTTCAAAAATCTCTTTTCCAAATATTGGCTTATAATGATGAGAACCATCTACCTCAATACAACATTTTAAATCAGGTAAATAAAAATCAAAATGCAAAGTATTATTTGTTAAACTTCTACAATCATTAAGATATTTTTCAGTTTCAAAATTAAATCCTCTATTTATTAAATAATCTTCTACTTTTTTCTCTATTAATGTTTGTCCAGTACCTGTTACTAGTCCTAATTTTACTTTACGTTTCTTTTTCTTTCTATAATAATCTTCTGCATTTATTGCAATGTATTTTTTATTTAAAGCAGCATATTTTTTTACATCATTAAAATATAATTGCTGCTTTCTCTTATTTTCACATTCTTTACAAGATCCTCTAAATTTACCAGTATCTGTCCTTAATTCAAAGTTATCAACATCTAATGGTTTATTTATATTACATTTAATGCAAATCACAAATTATAATGTTGGGTCTACAACAGTTCCAGTAAATAGTAAGAAATTGACTTCGAAATTAGGAATCACTTCATAAGTAATTCTATAAGCTACTCCATCTGTTTTTACAACTACATTTTGGAAAGTTAATAATAAATCATCATCAAGATCTGTTGATGTTTGTGCTCCTAAGAATCCAAGTGTAAATGTTTGTACATCTTCCTGAGTTACTGTATTTCTGTTTGCTCCTTCTTCTTTACCAAACAATGCTATTTTAGCAGCAATTGGTAGTTCTTTATTTATTTGATTTACAATTCTATTTAATTGTTTAGAATAGGATTGATTTTTACCATTTACAAGATTTTCATTATCTTGTAATGAATTTACTCCAATCATACAAACAAAATCTTCAAAATCTTCATCAAAAATAGTTACTAAAACACCTGAATCTATTGCTTCGATTTTCTGTTTTTCAGTAAGATCATGAATAAGACCATCGATATTAATATTTTTATTTGTTAATGGATTTTGAGGTTCAATACCAGCTTCTCTTCCTAACAAATAAGCTGCCTGAGTAATAGCTTTATATTTCTTTCTTACTCCATCAGATTTAATTTTTTCTATACCTCCATGTACAATTGAAGTAACATCAGTATTATAAAAATTAGCAATAGAAACTGAATTTGCAAATTCATCATTATCATCTCCACCAGCAACATACATTTGTTTTTTGTATTTTGCACTTGAAAGATCACTTGGATTTGCAACTGCAAAACCTTCAATAGTTACATTATTTACAGATTGAGCATTAGATGTACCAAATTCTTGACATAAAATAAATGAACTTTGTGAATTTCTAAGAGCACCCAAAGCATTTTGTAATTCAGTTATATTATAAGTATCTGTACCTCCTGCGAATAAAATAAAAGGAGTGAAAGTAACTAAATCAGCAGCATCTATACTACCATCTCCAGTACTAACATTAGATTTTAATGTAAACCAAAATTTGAAGTTTGCATTTGTATTCATCCAAGCTACTAATTCATTAATAGTACTTACTTCAATAGATTCTGCCAATAGAACTTCATCTGAAAGTAGTTCAGCAACAAAATCTAATGATTCAGTAATATCTAAATTAATATCAGCATCATCACCTTTATATCCACCTCTCCATAATTTGAAAATAAATTTAGTTGGATCAACTAAACCAGCTTCAAGAGTGAAAGCAAATCCTACAGTTAATATAGAACCATCTACTCCACCTGCAAATGTAACAACTGTTGCTGTTGCTGTTCCTGTAACAATTGCTGTTAATACAGGTGTATCTCCAGCTGCTCCTACTCCTCTAATTGCAGTAATAGTAACTGTATCTGTAGATACAGTAGCAACATATCCAGTATCTTTTGATTGTAAATTGATACTAGCTGCTAATCCAGTAGCCATTTGATCAACTGTATCTGAACCAGTATTTGCAAAAACTCCGATAATATCACCATCTACATCTGCTGATATAGTATCAGCAGAGGCTCCTGCAGCAGTTACTTGAATGGTACCTGTACTAGCTACTTCATCTCCATTTACACCATTCCCTGGTTTACCTTCTGTGTTTGCTTGTAGAACGATAGTTCCACCATTTCCACCACCTCCTACTGGAGCAAAAGTAGATTCGGCAGGAACAGTATTTGCTGCTTTTACTATTTCTAGATTTGATATTCCATTAAGTCCAGAGCCTCTTCCTGCTGGAAAGAATAGATATTCAGCTAAAAGCCATAATATACCACCTCCTACTGCATCTTGAAAATCTTCAATAGAATCAAAATTATAAACTGATTTTTTACCAGTTCGTAACACACCAGTTACTCCAGAACCAAAACCATAATTATAGTTTTGACCTGTATCAACTATTGTTAATCCACCAAATGATAGATTTATAGGAGGATTTTGTAAGTTGAATTTTATAGCGGAATACGCGCCAGGGATTTTTATGGTGGTTCCTTCAAATATTACGGATTGAGCCATTATTTTTGTTTTTTAATTATTTAATTAGACCATCTTGTTTTAAACAAGTTTCCCAATCTTTTGCTGTCTTAACTTCATTTTTATATTTTTTCTTAATATAATATTGATAGTCTGTCAACTTATTATTATTAGCATATTGAATTGCTGTAATCTTTTTTGCTGCTGTTTTTTTCTTTTTAACAACAGTTTGATTTTCTTTTTTTTCGTCAGTAGTAGTTGCCATTATATTGCTGTATTTATTGTAAAATCAAACTCTAGAGTTTTCATTATTCGTTCTCTTACTGCACTAGGAACTGTTACATCGTATTCAAAATTTAAAGACAATGCTCTAATCATAATGTGATTAGGTACCAGTTCTTCATTTATTCTCAAATCTTGACCACTAAAAACAGGTAAATGAAAACCCATTAATTGTAGAGCAGCACTAAAACTAATTAATACAGCTCTTATCGTATGATACATGATAACTACTTCCATTGGGTTATCAGAAGTCATTAAGATATCATATTTAGTAGCAAAACGTCTTGTCAAAGTAGCTTGTCTTTCTGTAAAATTGTCATTAAATATAACATCTTGAAATCCTTCATCAAATCCCATTCCATCATTTTTTGCCATTTCTCCAGGCAATGAAATATGAATAGTTGGCAAATGTGCTCTCTCTCTATCAAAAAACAATCTAGTTCCAATCTCTCTAGGATTGTCACCTTTAACTCGACCAAATAGCTCTTTTGCTATTTTGTAATAGTTATGCTGTTCAACAGCATTATTATTAAATATTTCAAATAGAATCGTTGCTTCCTCTGATTCTGTTTCGAAATCTTTTTTAATCACTTTCAACAATTGTTCGATAAAATTGAATAGTCTTACTTCTGGTAAAAATATTCTATTATCTACTGGCTTTTCATTCTCTATCATTTTCCCTATCTTACTAATAAAAATTCATCTACTAATTTATCCGTTAACACTGGAATATTTACAATATCAATAGCTTTTTCTGCTAAATTTCTAGCTACCATTCCTTTGTGAATAAAAGCATTATCATCAGATTCAGAACCTACTCTTCTAAAGCTAACAAATTGAGAACTAGTTTTATTTGCTGAACTAGAATCTCTTTTTTGCAATCCTGAGAATATTGATGTTTTATGCTGATATTCTTTAAAATTCGTCGAAATTGGTATTCTTGACGATTTTGGAATTATCTGCTTCCTAACACCAGGGATTTGTTGGCCCTCAGGTAGTTTGCTTATATCGATGTTTTGCTTTACTGGAGTCTGCTTTATTTCTTGATATACTTCTTTTGGAAGAATACCTGAAAATACATCTGACTCTCCTAGAGCGCCAGCACTCGCAAATCTAAAAGGAATTGTTAAATACCAACCACCTTTTTTATTATACTTTTTCTTTGAAGACCTACTAAAACCCGCCTTCATATCAAAAGGATCTGCTCCACGTTCCACCATATTTGGAACTACTCCAGTCAAAACGACTGCACCTTCAAATCTACCTTTATCTACAACTATCAATGAACGTAAATACTGCGCTCTACTAGAACGTAATATTCTTTTTGCTTCATTTGCCCAAGCTTCTGCTGTTCTAGCAGTAACTTCTTTAACAACAAAATCAACTAGATTCCCAGATTCTTGGGCTGACATTGAAAATTCTTCAAATACGCCTTCTAAATCTATACTTATTGGAATCATTTAATATTCTTTATTCTTCATCATCTGATTCTTCTTCATACCTTTATCAGACATTTGTGGTTTATTTTCTTTAGTCTTCGTTTTAAAACTATTTTTAGATTTTCCGCCACCTTTATAATCAGAACCTGCACCTCCCTTATCCATCATGTCCTTCTTCTTCTTCATCATCATCTGCTTCTTCTCATCCATCCCTTCATCTCCTTCATCATATTTATCATCTCCCTCCATTTTTGGAGCACCACCAATAAGTACTTTTTTACCTTTTATAGTAATCCATTTCTTTTCACCTTTCTCTATTTTTACTTTAAGAGGATCACCAATATTTACATTAGGACGTTGAAAGCCAGGATTTACTCCTTCACTAGTTTGTTTATCATTAGGAGCTTGTGGTTCTTCTTTATCATATGGATTTCCACCATGATTAGATTTCAATCCACCTGTACCTCTTGATCCTTGAGCAACACCCATGTTTCCCTTTTTCAATTCTCCTAATTGGCCAAGGGCTTTAGAAAATTCACCATCTTGATTCTTACCAATTTCTTCTTGAACTATTTCAGAAGTTCCTGAGAATTTTTCAGCAATTGCTCGTCTTCTTTTACTTAAATCACTAACGTTCATCTTCTTTGATTTTATTGACACAAATATACTTAAATTTTGGAGAATTTCCTAAAGAAATTTTAACCAATATCACAATTTTGTGAATTGTCAAGTAATAAATCTTGTGAAAAATTTTCAGCATCCAAAACATAATGGCTTCTTCTTCCTATTGCATGTAAAGGAAAATTAAAAGTTTTTCCTACTTCACCACTTCTAGATTCCTGACTAATTACATCACGTAACATATCTATTACATGAAACATTGGAAAGTGAGTATATTTAATTGTTACTCTTAAATTTCTAACTTCTACTCCAAAATATTTTTCATTTAAAGTAAAGACATTTGACATAACTTCAAAATCTACACCTTCTTTCAACAATAGTAATTTCTTATTGTCTCCTTGATATAAGAAACAAACTAATACTTTTTTAGGTTCATAAATTAAATAACTAAATCGTTTACCTTTGTAATCTTCAAAAGATATTGTTTCATTATAACTGGATTCACTATCTAAATTGATAATTCTATCCATTAGTGAAATTCTATCTTGTTCTAGACAAGTTATTTTTACTGTACCTGTTCTTTCTTCTGACCATTCTTTAAATCTAGTATCTAGATTCATGCCTTGAAGAAGCATTTTTGTTCTAATTCTATTTATTAAAACATATCCTGTTGCATTACAATTTTTACAACCAGTGTTATTAAAATGTTGACCAAAAGCATCAGGTACTCCAGAAACTGCTGATTCATTTTTTGTAGTGAAATCATCAGGTTTTGGCTGATTATCTTGAACTTGACAAGGACATTTAATAAGTTTATCATGAAATACATTATATCCTTTTTGCCAAACTAATGCTTCATATCCCTTTAAATCTAATTTTATATTAGGTTGATTATTAAGATTAGGAGCTTCTTGTACTATTGTATTTTTATCTCCCATTATAATGAAATCATTGTTATTCCTTTGTAGTATCTTCTAAGATTCACCCAAGATGCTTCAATTTCTTTGGTATATTGAAGAAGTCTAGCATTATATCCAGCAGATGTAGCACTTGCTGTTGTAGATATTGATTGAGATAATCCATCAATACTCAATGATGTTGAAGCTAAACCAGCACTTGATAATATTAAATCTCCAGCTATATTTAATAATCCAATTGATGCCATTTTACCAATGATATTAGTTAAATCATCAGGTACTACTTTAAATCCAGTAATATATGTTACTCTCCAATAATTCGGAATGCGATTGAATAAACGAGCAAATGGATATATAAATGGAAATACATTGGCTCCATCTGTTGTAGTTACAGAACCTGTACCAGTAGCAACTAGATGTATTTGTCTCCAATATCTCTCTTGGTCGTTATTATTTGTCTTTTTAGTAGTTATCCATTCTTCTGGATATAAAACTTGTGGTTGATTATCTTCTGGATTACCATAGAATCCTTGAAGAGCACATGCTTTTTTAACTGGATAAGTAGTAGAAATGTAAGCCCAATTGACCATACTTTCTACTGAATAGTCTCTAGATTCTGTGATACTTTGCTCTAATGTTTTTATTGCTAATTTTTTCTCTACCTCTTTAGTAGCTGCATCAATATAAAATTGGAATGTAGAATCTGGCAGTTCATTTCCATTACCATCTCTAATACTTATTCCAAATAAGTAAACAGTTTTTAATTCTGCAACAGAAATAACTGAACTATTTACTTTATAGGGTACTTGAAGATTTAATTGTGCCATAATATAAAGATACAAAAATTTTAAGCAATTTTCAAACAAAAATGATCCAGACATAGAAATGCTGAATCATTTTTACGGTTGGTAGCCGATAGTGAATATTTTAGTGAGCGATAATAAACGCTACTAGTTCTTCTTTCTCCAAATCCTTCCATTCATCTTCTAATCCTGCAGTATTTGCATTATCTTTTAGAATTTGCTTTAAAGCAGGTACTTTATTTTTATTCAATTCATCTTTTAATCCTTGAAGAGCTTTTGCTTTAGCATTTTTCACTGCTTCGCTTTCTTCTCCATCTATTGGACCAGGACCTGTTGTTGTTTCAGCAGATTGAATAGGTTCTTCTACTTCGGTAGACATTGCTTTTTTCAATTTCTCATTCTCAACTTCAAGTTGAGTAATTTTGATATTGGCAGCATCAAGTTCTTCTTTTTGCGATGCATTTAATGCTTTCAAAGATTCATTAATAGCAACTATTTCTGCTATTTCTTTACCTTCAACAGCTTCAATTGCTTTTTTTATTGCTGCTTTATCTGCCATAACAGATATAGAAGGATCAGCATCTACTAAAGCTTCTACATATTTAGCATCAACTTCTGCTACACCTTTTTCATCAAATTCCATTTTAACCATGGTATTATCTGCTAAAGTCACTTTAACACCAGAACCAAATCTGTTTGCTTTAGTTGTTAAAACTTTAATTTTTCCTTTTCCACTCATTTTTTCCAAATTTTTTAGTTAATAAAAAACCCTCCCCACAATGGAGAGGATTTAGAAGAAGTGTCATTTAGATAATCTTAAGAGAAATCGTTCCC